GTCATGATGATTATTTTATCAATTGTGGCAAAGTAACAGATATTAAGATAGATAAGGAGGAATAACTATGGGATTTACAACACCGTGTTTCATACGTAAAAATACTGCTAATATTAGAAATAGATTAGAAGAATTTGGTTACTATTGTAATCCATATGTAGGTTGGCGTAATTTATACTACAATTTATGCACTTGTATATTTGGAGCTAATATGGTTTATTCATTGGACGATGATGATACAGATGATCTTGAAAAAATAGATAGTCTTATTGATTGTGGAATGAATGAGGAACTTTTCTTGGCTATAGCCGCATTGAGGGACGATACAGATAAATACCAATGGTTTACGGATGGGAATAAATGGATTCTGTGTCCTGAAATCAAGTTCTCTACTTATTGGGTTAATGATATTGACGTGAATTTGGACGCCATTCACAAGGCTACCGTAAACGAACTGATTGAACACTTTAAAGAAAAAGAATGAAAGCACATGTGATGAAACTTGAAAACAATTGTGTGATTGTTGACGAGGAATATTTTAATGAGATAAAGAAGGAGTCAGAATTTAACCAGGAAAAGATAAATGAGATTGCCGAAGAAAGGTTTTTGAAATATGTCAAAGAAAGCGGCATCAAACTTTCCTATAAAGTAAACGATATACCTTATCTTTTTCACCACGACTTGTTGTATGAAATAAATTATGATGAGAGAGGTTATCCTGAATCTGTGTTAGAGAAGGTGAAGTATGTTATTGCAGACGATATAACAGAGGCTTTGAACGACAAGTTTAAAGGACTGAAAGACGAGGCTTTGAATTACGCAATAAGCGAGTTTGACAAGCAGAAACACGGTTTGGAGGCTACTGCAAAAATATGGAAATGTATTGCATTAATCTTTTTCATTATGACTATTGTTTCAACAACCGCATTATTTATATAGTTATGACCGAAGAACTTGTAACATTAGAGACTGCGAAGCTGCTGAAAGAGAAAGGTTTCCAGCAAAGAAAATATTTTATAAATGTTTCTACTTTGCATCATTGTTATAAATACTTATCTGTTCCACCTCAATCTATCGCCCAAAAGTGGCTGCGTGAAAATCATTCTATTCATATAGCTGTTGATTTTAATCAATATGGACGATGGTATTATCGACTTTACGATATAGAGGATTATGATTTTCTTTCTGAAACAGAAGTTGATAAAATTTATAAATCTTACGAGGAAGCACTGGAAGCCGGGATAGAAGAAGCATTAAAACATATATGATTATGAGAAGATTTATATATATACTGGTTCCTATCATTATATCATATCTAATTTGCGTATATGAGTATAATACATGGAATTTCATTGCCGGGATAGAGCCTTCACAAGCTTGCGAAAGATTAGCCAAATACGCTTTTTATTTCGTGATATGGTATTGGGTTGCGAAAGCTGTTGATTTGTTTAATGATTAACGAATAAGAGTATATAATTATGAAAGCAAACCTAATATTTTCTCTTGCGATACTCATCATATCAGCATTATTCATCGGTCACTTCCGACTGACATTCTCACCGTTCAGTGTATCCTTTCTCTATTGGCATAGGACTGTAGGAGTTATTCTTATCGTTGCAGGATGCTTGGTTTACAACATAGGTGAGCATATATCAGGCTACAAGAAAGGATTGAATGAAGGCATGGAGATTGTTTTGAAAGAGTTAAAAGAAAGATACAATGAAGAAGATAATGTTCAATGATAAATACAGTCTAACCCAGGCTGTATTGGATGGTCGGAAGACGCAGACAAGAAGAATCATTAAGTGTCCGAAAGCATATCAAGAAAATCCTGCTGGATGTTTTAGGATTACTGAATCAGATGATGTTAGCCCCCTTTTTGAGATTCTTGTATATGATAAGGACTGTAATGACTTTGTTCCAATGTTTATTCAGCCGAAGTACAAGGTTAGTGGAGTTTTTGCCATTGCACAATGTTATGAAAGTTTAGGGATGAATCCCGAAATTGCACTTAATGATAGGGACGGAATAGGATTTTATACTAAAACTAAATTCGCACCCGGTTGGAAAAATAAAATGTTTGTCCGTGCTGACCTCATGCCCCATCATATCCGCATTACCGACATCAAGATAGAACGGTTGCAAGACATCTCCGATAAAGATTGCTTGAAAGAAGGAATTTATAAAGGACAATGCGGAAGTGCAGATACACATTTTATGGATGCTTATTATTATAAAGGAGATATTCAACCTTATTGCACTCCTCGTGAAGCCTTTGCCGCCCTCATAGATAAAGTCTCCGGCAAAGGAACATGGGAATCTAATCCCTATGTATTTGTTTACGAATTTGAATTAGTTGATTACATAAAAAACATTGAACATGAAAATCATATTTCTTGATATAGATGGAGTGATTTCCACGGAAAAGTCACATTATGCACTTGATAAGGATGCGTGTGATTTACTTGGTAAGATTATAGATGCTACGGATGCCAAAATTGTTATTTCTTCGTCTTGGAGAAGAAACACGGTAGAAGATACAAAAGAAGAATTAACAACCATAAGACATTCAGTCCCGTTTCCATTTCCATACGCTGATAGAATTGTAGGAGTAACTATAAGAGCGTATGCCTATATTATGCAAGGTATTCATCTTAGCATTCCTCGTGGAGTTGAGATAAAACAATGGATCGACACCCATATCCACTCTGAAAATGGAAAAAATTGGAACTATAAAGAGATTGGGGTTGATTTTAACTACGTGATACTGGATGATGATAGCGATATGCTTCTTGAACAAGCTGAACACTTTGTAAAGACTGATACCCTATTGGGTTTGTCGGAAGATGATGTTGAGCAAGCTATTAAAATATTGAACCAATGAGAAAGGTAGTTATTTCATAATAATGTATATAATCAATGAACAAAGAAAGAAAAGGTAGATTCAACGATGTCATAAATTTACTGGAAGATGCCAAAGGGGAGCTGGAGGACATCTTAAACGAGGAACAGGATGCCTATGACTCCTTATCGGATGGGCTTCAAATGTCTTCCAGAGGAGAAAAAATGCAGGAGTATATTGACTTGACCGATGACTGCATAGGGAAGATAAATGTGGTGATTGATTTTGTGGAAAGGGAAATTGTGAAGAAAAAATGATAAGTATTTGTGTACTTCAAATATAACACCTATTTTTGCCGTAATATCAAAAAATAAAAATCATGGATCGAAAAGAATTTTGTGCATTAATGGCAAAGGCTAAGCAAGAATCTGGCATAAGGATTTCTGATATTTCGTTTAATATGAAAATGTTATTACCTTCATTGAGGCGTTTTGAAAAAGGTGAGCATAATTTCAATTTAAAAAAAGTAATGGAATATTTGCAAGCAATCAATTCACATATTCAGATAGATAAAGTTACCATAGCTAATTATGAAAGCTTATTATTATGGTTGGTCGATGTCAGAAAAGCACATTCTTTATCTCAACGCGCTTTAGCAAAAAAAATTGAATGTGCCCCCCTTACAATTGCTAATGTCGAAAGAAAAGCTACAATTATAAGTATAGATACTTTACTTAAAATTGTGGATGTTTTAGGTTATGATATTAAAATAGAAAATAATGAGCATTCTGGCATTTCATTAAAACTTTAAAAAAGGAGAACTGATGGTTACGTTTATTTGTATTATCATATGGATGGTGGCAGAACTTTGTATTGCTATTATGTGTGGGTTTTCTTTAGAAAAAGAAAAAGACCAACATGTTTCATGGAAAAGATATTGTATTTGTATATTGTTATCCTGTCTACTTACTTATTTTCTTTTATATATGCACAACGAACACTATGAATTATTATCTGATTTTTTCTTGGCTGTAGGGCTAATTTGTGTTATTATTTACGCCATTTCTATGGCCTTTGCTAAGCGATAAAATACCAGACCTATCAATACCTGAAAAAAGAAGACATGTATCCACACGATAATATTTTCAATATTTATTACAATATAGGAAAACGAACTCCATTTTTAGTTAAACGATGTGAGGTGGGGCTGGTACGCTCCGCCAGCGAAGAAAGACGTATTGACCCAAACAAAGATCGGACTTTCTTAGTTGAAATAGTAAAGCCACACGGCAAATATGGTAAGGCTTATGGTAAATGTTTTGTGAACGGTAAGCCTGATGACACATATAGGCAAGAATGTTATCCAAATATCAAAGATGAAGAAATACCTTGTGCTGGGTGTGGGGAATGGGTTCTGATTGATGTTCCAGGTGTATCGCTTGATGAAATATTCCCTATTCACAAAGCGAGTGATATACTTATGTTTGGTAAATATAAGGGTAAATCTTTTGGTGACATCTACAAAGTAGATTGCCAATATCTTCATTGGTTAGAAGCAACGGACAGGCTTTTTAAAATTGACTTTGAAGAGCTTAAACAATTATATCCAGGTGTTGAAAAACAAGAAGATATACCTATTGCAGACAAAATAATTGATTTTGGAAAATATAAAGGGAAAAAATTTCGTGATATTAAAGATGACATTTCTTATCTTGAATGGCTTGTCTCAATCAACAGAATATCTGCTGAAGACTTCAAGTTGCTGACTACGGTATAACGGATAAATATATTTCGTTTTAATACCATAGAACAAAATAAAAAAACGTTCGTTTATTTGAATTCTTTTGGGGTATCACATTTGTGTTAAATATTAACCCATAGGTTTATTTATTATCTAATATATTTGGATAATACGATTGCCAACACTATTTTTGTAAAAAGTATCGTTTAATTCAAGCATAGAAATATCGTGGAAATAGAAAAAATATACCCTCCATATATTTATAGTATTAAATATGATGACGAAGATGTCAATGAATTTGAACGGCTGTTTGAAAATTGGAGAGATTTGGATGTAGTCGTAGATTTCTTTGAAAAAAATAAAGAACATCTGAAATCAAAAGTTTGGTCTGCCGTTTGCGAACCAGAAGCCGCTGCTTATCAGGTATCCGAAGAAGCAGATGATTTGGAAATCTTGTTTCGCAAGTTATATTTCAACGCAAAAGAAAAAAACAAACCGGATTTTGATTCTCACTTTAAATTTTTGGATGGGAAATATAAATTTGAATTTGAATATGCACCAATGAAGTCTTACGGTACCGAATCCCCCTCTTTCATCCGGCTATATGCTATAAAAATGGGAGCAAACAGATATATTATTGTAGGAGGGGGTATTAAACTGTGTAAAACGATACAAGAATCGCCGTATCTAAAAGACCATATTATCCAAAATATAGACAAGGTTAGGGCATGGTTAAAGTGTTACGGCATATATGAAGAAAATGAATTTACTAATTAAAAGAATAACTATGGCATTTAATTTTGAAAAACTGAATGAGTTGGCAAAGGACCGTTCACAAGAAGTCATAAGGAAATCCGAGGAACTGGAGAAAAACAGGGATTGGTTACGGATGTCTCGAATGATAGCGCTTGCAATCCGATACCATCTACGCAAAGAGGGGATTACACAAAGAGCATTTGCTGATATGCTTGATGTGTCTCCCGCTTATATCGGAAAATTACTGAAGGGCAATGAGAACCTTACACTTGAAACGATTTGCCGTGTGCAATCAGCTATAGGTGAAAACCTAATTTCTATTCATCGCCCGTATGAGTGTAAAGTCTCTATTTTATCTTATGATATAAACAGCTTTAGTTTTGGTGGAGAAAAAGATAAATATGAGTCTGTCACTACGGTTACAGAATATTCCTCCATTAAAAATGCCGCATAAAACATTTGAATATTATGAAAGATGTGATGTACAGATACGCTAAAATGGAATTGGAACAGTTTGCCATGTTTGAAGAAAACATGAAGGATGAACATGGTGAAATTCAAGTACAAACAGAGGCGCAGTTTAAGTATGATAAACCCCAACATGTGCTTTGTAGTAAAATTACAGTGACATTTTCCAATGTGGAGTCTCCACTGATGAGGGCTGTCATTGACAGTTATTTCTTGATACACCCAGATTCTATAAGTGGAATTACTGACAGCGAAGGGCATATAATATTCCCGACTAATATTTTAGTACAATTTGCTTCTTTGAATTATGGCTCACTTAGAGGGATAATACATTTAAAAACATTAGGCACAAAGTTGTCTGGTTATATCTTACCACCTATATTTTTTAATGATATTATTACAAAAGACTATATAGCTGAATAATCATTGATAAAGCAAAGGTGATAATTTCAAATAATAAATCATTATGGCGGAAGAAAGTAAATACGCATATGACGAGGAATCCGTCAAAGCAATCGTGTACTGGGCGGAAACAGCACAGTTACCGAAAGAAGTAATATTATCAGAATCCGAACATATCTACGACACATCTCTATATGTCCGGGCGAACATAAACGACATTAAACAGCATTATCCAGATGCGTTTTATAACCCAGCTATTGACCGGCTGTATCGGTTAAAGGAATTTGTAGAAGGGGCGGCTGAATAGCCGCTCTTTTTTATGTCTAAATATATTTTTCAATAAAAGCATAACCCTCCCCTCTTCCATTTTCCTATTCTATAGAAAACGATAGGAAAATGGAATACCAAAGTGTAGCAATAATAAAAGATGAAAATGATTCATCTCAAATGTTTATTCTCAATATCGAAAAATTAGCAGAAACGATTGTCATTAAAGGAAATGGAACAGAAGACTGCAAAATTAAAGATTTTCTTAAATCAACAATAAAAGAAACTCTTGGCGATATTCTTATAGATTTGTTCCATACAGACAACTCCAAACCAGTAATTGTCAACATTAATACTTTGGTATCTGGAATTGTATCTATTTAATGGTTAGACGATTTTAAGAAGTTCCTTCCGTAGTTAGTGAACGTTATTTATTATAGACTAAAATTTTATTATATGAAAGCTATTATTGAAGCAAAAAAATATAGGGACAGCAATCCTTCGTATATTGTTGTAGAGATACGCTTCTTTTGTGTTCCTATATTTTATTATAAAAAGCAATGGACCTGTTAATCTATTTTCACGAAAGCATTTATATTTCCTGTTATTGTTAGATATGCTCCTTGGGTATTACTCCAGTACACTGCGGTTAAATACTCGTTGTCCTTTTTGTCTATAACAACCATCTTGATTGGATCAATTGTATTGACAATTTGTACGATGTCTCCAATTTCTATATTCATAATGATAAATGTTTATTAATTGAGAAAGTAAAGGTACTGCTATTTATTGACAATTGAATATAATTGTGTATAATTATTTTTCAAAAAATTACTTGGTTTTCTCAACTACCCCTACCCTATCCCAACTATTACTTAAAAAGGCCGAAGATATGTTCTCCGGTAATGCAGATAAAATTCGTCAATTTACAAAGTCTTTTTGACTTCTTTTTGATTAGTTCTGTAAACCTTGCGATGGCAACTGAAATAATATCATAAATCAAAATAGCATAATTGATCCATGATATTTCAAATGCGTCGACAAGGTTTGCTACTAAAAGGGAACCTGCATGACTAATCTTACCATGTTAGTTGAAAATTACATAAATTGCTGAAAATCGCGTATAATTATTTATAAATATGCCAAAAAACAAATTATCCATTACACCTCCAGACAAGAAGAAGACTTTGGAGGCATTTTTTCGTTATTATGAATTAAGTAGTTTATTATTCGATCAAAAACAAAGCGAAATATATAATGTCACAGATATTCCAAAAACAAATAAGTTTTATAAACCGGCCAAAGACATAGCCAAACAATTGCAAATTAACTGGAAGACTATGACACATGAGGAGAGTAACCGTATCATGTTGGCTTTATTGGAAGATTCCTTTAATCTTATACGTGAAATAGAAAATTCTAAAGCTATAACACTTCAAACTAAAATAATAATAGAAAAATGAGTACTGTACAGATTTACGACTTGTATGCTCAAAAGATTGCCGATATAACTAATGTCCCCTACCCTTACATTGTTATATTGAGAGACAAGAATTTATTGAATTTAAAGGAAGCAAGAGACAAACTAATCCGGCACGATTATTGGAAATTGGTAAAAACAAACAAGTTTACACATAATCAGATCCTTGAAAATCTTGCCGGCATATATGATGTAAACAAACGTCAAATTTTATATGCAATTAAATTTAAACCCAAGCGTACATATTATTGTCAGCAATGTGGCTCCCAATTATCTAAAATAAAATTTATCCGGAATAACGGTATATGTGACAGGTGCATTTCTAATCAAATTAAATTATAATTTTATGGACAATCTGTACATTGAAGCGTATAAATTCTATAAAGAAGAATGCGCAAATAGTTTGGTATTATTTCATAACCAATCTTGTTTTGAAGCTTATGAAGAGGATGCTATTCGATTAAGCAATCCCCTTAACCTTCCTGTAAGCTATAGAGCGGGCATAAAATATTGCGCTTTTCCAGAGGATGCTCTTGAAAACTCTCTGCCGCTTCTTGTACACATTGGTATTCCAGTTAAAATTGTAGAATACCGTAATGAAAAAGGAGAATTTTCAATCCCAAAAGTGAAACGTATTTTAGAAGATGAAATCATGGATTATTGAGATTTTCGATATACTAATAAAGATTTTTCCAATTCTCTGAAATATAGTTATTTATATTGATTAAATTATTTAGTTTTCGTTTAATTTAAATATCTGTATTACAATATTTTAAATATAAAATACATTCTAAATTGATTATATTTTCAAAAACAAAATATTACCTTTGCCTCGTCGTCTTATAGTTGGCGAGGCTTTTATATGCAAACTAATATCATAGCAATATGGACAGAATAAAAACAAAGTTGAAATTTACTAAATCAACCGTTTCTGGGTCTTGGGTGGGATTTATCTCTATCAATACTAAGACCGGTAAAATAAAAGGTGTGAGAGAAGATTCCGAAGAACCCAAATGTGTATGTATTGCATCACGTGAACTGGAGGCAGTAATCGAACCAGATGTATTATATGATGTGCAAATGATTCCAATGACAAATAATAGACGCGGATTCATTGTTGTTGCAGCAGAGCCACATGCTTTTGAAGCCAAGATAACTTCTACGGTTGTTAAAAACGCCATATATAAAGTAGAAGTAAAATTTGGGAACAAAACCATAATATATGACCCTATGGACGGTGAAAGGTTTTCTATTCGTACCATTAGCGGTGTTATAAAGCAACTGGCAAAGCGGAAAGACATTAAAAACCTTTTGCTGGTTATTGAAGATTTTCGTAAAGCAGCCAATATTGTGTTAACTGTGTTTCAAAATGACGGTCACTATGTCCCCACAAATAAAGCTTATAAAACAACAAAAGCCTAAATTACCACGAAAGCGGAAAAAAGCATGTATAAAGGCACAAGGACGTAAATCGTATTACAGTACAGTTAATCTTGCTAAAGTGGATGGCGAATACCCTTGCAAATTTTGGATTAATTCGACAGTGGAGATGAGACCAACAATGATAAATGGTACTGTAGCTCTTATTCCCACTCCGTCTCAATATTGGTAGGATATGATAAGAATCCCAATAGAAGGAATAGCTACAGATGCAGCTCATTCTGTAAAAAATAAGACAACAGAGTATCAAGGAATAGATTTGCGAACCGGACAACGGATCTTTTATCAGAACCTGGGAAACAAAACGGTGAATATTGGAGAGTTCTTAGGCGTTGTTGAAGCGGCGAAATACATTATTGAAAACGATTATTCCCCCAAAATTATCTATACAGATAGTATAACAGCAATAACTTGGTTCCAAAACAAGAAAACGGCATCCAAGAAGAAATGTAAAGAACTTCAGAAAGCCGAGATATTTCTTAAAATTCTTGCATGGGATGTTGATACAATTGAGGTCCGGCACTGGAATAACAAAGAATGGGGAGAAACCCCAGCTGATTTTGGGAATAAATAAAACTGTGTTGCCAATCATAAGCAGCTAACAATTAAATTATTATACAATGAAAGAACAGCTTATAGACGAAAGAGCAAGTATTATTGCCAATTTAAGACAATTGGTTGAGTCCTTGGTAGAATTAAATGCGGAGAACCAAAGCACACGTGTCTTCCAATAAGACAGACATTAAGAAATTGAAAAAAGATAGTGCAGGTTCAACTCCTGTTTGCGGCACAATGACATAAGTCAATAAGAGTTCTTTGAAATATATCAAATTAATATACGATGAAAAAGTATGTAGAACAATTCTTTTTTATGATAGCTATCTTATTCGTTGGCAATAGGGTATTCAACCATATTAACGCTTGGTTGGGAATTGCTATATGTTTTGGGGTTTGCTATCCAGTTATTAACATCATTAAATTAATTATCAAAAAACATGAAGACAAAGATTAAGTGTATGTTGGTTGCTTTTATGGCAGCTGTAATTTTTTCATCCTGTGAACGTGTCGCTCCTAACTATGCCGGAGTTCTAATGGAGAACTATGGTAAAGATGGTAAGGAGGATTTTAAGATTGTGTCTGGGAAGGTATCTACATGGGAATGGGGAACCGAATTGTTTCAGGTGCCGTTGTTTGAACAACGTGGCGGATTTCAGAAATCAGTAACGTTAAAAGCGGCCGATAACACAGAGTTCAACGCTACCCCTCTATATTCATATAGAGTTATTAAAGACAAAGCGATTGATGTTGTATTTGATAATAAGCATATCGGAAACGGGGATGGATTTATGAGATCTTTAGAGGATAACATTCTTGAACCGCGCATTTATGACCTTATTAAAGAAGAAAGCCGAAAATATAAAACCGATACGCTTATGGCTGATGGCGGCTCTTTAGCTTTTGAAAAGAAACTGGAGGATATTGTTAGAACAGAATTTAGAGACCGTGGCTTGGATTTAAAATCATTTTCAGCTCAATTAGAATTTAGCGATCGAGTAAGAGAAAAAATTGATAATAGAAACGAGGTTAATACTAATATCTCTGTCATAGATCAAAAAATCGAAGAGCAGAAAAAGCAAAACGAATTGGAAAGGTTAAAGACAGAGCAGGCTCTTATTGCCTCAAAGGGGTTGACAAAGGAAATTCTATACAAACAGTTTATTGATAAATGGGATGGGAAAACACCTTTATACGGGGTGACTCCAGAATTTCTTAAAATAACCAATTAACAATATCCGCTTCCTTAAATAACAAATACCAAGGAAGCGGATTTAAAGGACCGGTAGCTCAGTTGGTCAGAGCAGCAAACTCATAATTTGAAGGTCAAGAGTTCAATTCTCTTCCGGTCCACACCACATAGGTTATTTAGTAGTAGTAGTATTCTTCCCCCAATTCGTTGTGAAATGCGTTGGGGTGTTGTTCTGGTAATTCAGCAGGTTAGAATGCGACACTGACACTGTCGAAGTCGGTGGTTCAAGTCCATCCCAGAACACACGGTTTACAACGTTCTTTGACATTTTGAAAAAAAGAGGAAGCAATGTGCTATGAAGTTTTCATATAACTTCATGGAAACAACTGTAAACGAACCGGTCACCGTTGCACATTGCCTTTATTCCTCAAATCAAATGTTTCGTTCTTGCAGATTTTCGCTACCCACAATGGTACCAAGTTGTGTGACCGGCCACGAAGGTGATGCTGCAAGATACGACCGTTATTTTTGACTGGGTTTAACGGCGACCCTTAACCTCGGCTATAAGGAGCCTTATCTCCTTTATAAGCCACGCCAATGCGCAGATTGGCAAGGTTATATTCAACAACGTTTCCATTGCGGTTGCAAAGTTAAGACTTTTAGTCAAAAGCCGGTGAAAATCCGGCAATTTACTCGGCTCGTCTATCGGAAAGGACATCTGCCTTTCGAGCAGAAAAGAATGGTTCAACTCCATTGCCGAGTGCAACAAGCCCGAAGTACAAGGGAACGAACATGCAGGTTATGCTGAGACAAGTCGATATGCAAGTAAACTAAGCCCTGTCTGGAATCGTTGGTCCAGGAGTGTGATACCGAGCTGTTGGCAGAATCGGTATGTCAGATGTCTTTATGGGAGTGTTCGATTCCTCCACCATCGCCGAAAGGGGGGATGGGTCGGTCAGGGAGATAAAGACATCATTTGCTCTTATAGCTCAGTGGCAGAGCGGATGACTGTTAATCATCAGGTCGGTGGTTCAAATCCATCTAAGGGCGCATTTGACGAATAGAAGATTGTTATTGGATTAGCTTATTTTTCTTTCCGTGAAGCTGTGAAGTTGTGAAACTTCCAGCTATCTGGTTCATTAGCCAAGTGGTAAGGCAATGGTCTGCAAAACCATGAACGCAGGTTCGATTCCTGCATGAACCTCTAAAAATGGGGAGCTGCAATGACTCCCCCAAAGATAACAACCATAGTGGGTATGGTTGTGAAATCAAAATGACTGCGACTATTCGCAAAGTTGAACCAAAAGAGACATGACAGTTATAACTGTCTGAAGGACAACGCAGATTGCAACTATGTTATCTCTTCGCTCTTTACTAAAATGATTCGACTTACCAGTAGGTTTAGTCATATTGCCTGCAAAGGTAAGTGAAATTTGCGATAAACTGCCATTTTGAAGAAAAACTGTTTAGGGTTAAGTGGAAGCCGGCCCCTGTGCAATTGCTGGAAACCCCAGTACAAACACTTATCCGGTCATGGTGGTTACAGTTGATCCACCATTATAGTGCATTAGTTCAGTGGTTAGAACGCTACACTGTCACTGTAGAGAACACGAGTTCGATTCTCGTATGCACTGCAAAAATACAACCATGCAACCAACTACTGCATGGAGGAAGATAAAAATAAATCTATTTTTGATTAAGCATCAGCTACTTTCTAAACTTAATATATAAAATTATGGGTAAAATTACAATGTATGATAATTTAACAAGCGTTGTAGCAAAATTAAGCGAAGGAAACCCTGGGGCAATGAACGCTTGCTGCTTATTAATCAAAGAAGGAGGTTCCGTCTATCCATACGGAAACAGTTTTGAATATATTAAAGATCTGGATGATCTTGGCATATATGGAACTGATATATATGTCCTGTGGAGTGACATTTGTCAACGTGATTTAGCAAAGATGATTACCATGTTACGAATCGCAATGAGAGATGCAGGCAAAGCGGATTTGCTCAGAAACGCTTGTGGTCGACAGGATTATTCTGGACGAAAATTATTGCAAGACGATGATATTTTCGGCTCAATTTTCAATTAAAATTTAGAAAAATGAAAAAGTACATTGGAACAAAACAGATTGAAGCAGAACCTATGACAAGAGGTGATGCGTGGGGAAAACATCTTCTTAGAGAAAAGCCGTCAACGGAAAATTTTGACGATGAAGGTTATCATGTTCGTTATGAAGACGGATACGAAAGCTGGTCGCCTAAAGATGTGTTTGAAAAGGCATATATGGTTGCTGATACACCAGTTGACCGTATGCAGATAGAAGCCAAAGAACTCAATGGAAGATATGTAAAGTTAGCCGCTTTCATTGATTCAGGTAAAATGGATGAAGTCGTTAATGATATGTACAACAAGTGTTTACTGGAAATGCAGTGCTGTACTATGTTCGACTATATACGGCTTCTTGATACTCGCATACAGCGTATGCAAGGTTCTGATGGTGCAAAAGTAATAAAGATGAATTTTGGTATGGCTATTATGGCTCTCAAAGCAGGTTATTCAATTCGTAGAAGCGGTTGGAACGGGAAAGGATTAATGGTATTCAAACAGGTTCCGGCTCATATAGAAAGTGACATTGTCCCTAAGATGCAATCTCTTCCGCAATCAGCAAAAGACCTTATTCTGAAAGGCAAGGGATTCATTGACTATACAAGCCAGTGTCTTATCTACAATGAGAATACTGGACGTGCTGATTCATGGGTTCCGTCTATCAGTGATGTATTTGCAGAAGACTGGGAAATTGTTTGTTGATGTATGAAGTATTTAAAGATTCACAAGCTACTATGGTTTATAATCGTAGTAGCTTTTACTCTTTTAGAGGGAGCCGTAATAGTGTTGTACTATATTATTTTCTTGATATGGAACTTTCGCTATCCCAAGGATTTATGGGCTGGATTCCATAGTGCTGGGCATGATTACGAAAACCACTGGGGAGGATATTCATACAAGGACAAAAACATTCTTGAAACGATTATTCGGAGATATAAATGTACATGGTCATGAATGTATTAGAGCATTATGTAACCGAGATTATAGGAAAACCATATTACCATGATTATGGCAGTGGCAATTTCAAATGGTGGCTCAAGGTGAAAGCAGTTTGCTATGGGCATGAGTGTGAGAGCACACTTATGTTCAATACGAAAGAGGAAGCAGATAGAGTTCAATTGGGCTATATGTTTTTATCATAATCAAATAAAATATGAAATTTATAACCCGAAGTAATTATGCAACAAATTATCGAAGTAGAACATTGTGGGAATGATCATCTTGAACCCATATACTCAATTTGCGAAAATCCGATTCACGGATTTCCTAAGCCCAAAAGTGGAGGTTTATGGACGTCACCAATAGATTCGGAATACAGTTGGAGAAAATGGTGTTTAAGTGAAGATTTCAATGTATGGCAGCTTGAAAAGAGTTTTAGATTGAAGGTAGACACAAGTCGATTACTTATCATTGATAGTTTGGATGATTTGATACGAAAAATGGTACATCCACATATCATGGAACTTGATCAATATGGACTGTTTTGTATCAACTGGGGGCAATTAGTAAAAATGTATGATGGCATTTGGCTTACAGTTCGTGGAATGATGGAGACATGCTGCTCTTATCCATATTCTTTACATTGCTGGGATTGTGAAACCGTATTTCTTTTCAATGAAAAGCCAATCATCGAAGTATTAACAAACAAAAATTAGAGAAATGGCACAAAAAGAATTGCAAGACACTGTTATTGTGACCGGCTGGAAGTCTGCTTATATAGCTAAAAGAAACAATGGTAAATCTCAGATGATGAGCATGATTATATTAGAGTAAAAGCGCGTCTTTGGGTTGCAAACTTCTCTCAGATAAACGAGGAAGAAATGAAAGATTTTGCAAAAGGAAACGAATAAAAATCAAATTGATATGGTGGCTTATGTCACAATAATAACTTCTAAATCATTTGTAAGTATTATAAATCATTTATAAAATCAGCAATGGAAAAGAACAATGATATAAAACAGTCTCTTTATGATATACAGCCTGGAGACAAGGTATATTTTAGGAGCAATTATTTTTCTACAATATATACTGTAGACCGTGTGACCCCAACTTTGATTATATGTAATAACACAAAGTTTCGTAAAAGCGATGGCAATAAAACGCCTGCTGAAAGATATAATTATAGCAATATAGAAGTACTTACTCCCGAATTATTAAATCAGCATCAGCAAAAAGTGATGCGGGCGAATTTAGTACGACAATTCAAAGAAATTCAGCCTGACAGATTGACTAACGAGCAATTGCAACAAATCATTCAAATAACTCAATTACCCAATTCAGATGAAAATATTTAAAAAACTGAGAAAATGGTGTTACAGCACATTGGAGTTTGCCAGACATACATATTCTGATATTCATGGACCGTATAAAAACAGGTCAGCACGAAGGGCCGCAAATAAAAAGAGATAAAATTCCATAAAAGCGCGGATTTATTCTTATCTTTGCGATATAAACAAGTGAGTCTATCCTACATTTATTAACTTATGATTGAAAATGTAGATAAATTGGAATTTTGGAATGTGCTACCAAAATGATACCAAGTGTATAATATGCTGAATATCAATATCGTGCACGACCCTGAGGGTGTACGAATAAAAAAAAGTAAATTGAAGAAAAAACTCCAAAAATCAATGATTTTTGGAGCTTTTTCTTTTATGAATCCCTACAAAACATAGAACTTATGTAGATACTAATTGAAAAGTGCGCTGTATTCTAATTGAAAAGAGCTCCATCCATAACTTGTTACAAAATTACTATAAGTTTAAAATATTCATT